ATGGTGAGAAGTTCAAAGACACGCTTGATGATTATTTGATCACATCTATTTGTGGTCACTATGGCGTTCAACCAGCCGAGATCGGTTTTGCACCGAAGGGCGGGCTGGGAGGCGCTGGTTTCGAGGAAGGTCGCGCTGAGAGCGCGGAGGCAATCGGAACTCAGCCTTTGGTTAACTGGATCAGCAAGATGCTGACCAACATCTCTTATACATACCTTGGTATGCCACGAGAGTTGGAGTTCAAGTTGATGACATCCAAGCGCCTGGACAACGAGTCAAACGCTCGCAAGAACCAAATTGAAATCACAAGCGGTGGCAAGACAATCAACGAACGCCGCTCAGAACTTGGCCTTCCATTGCTCGATACACCGCAAGCCGACATGCCGATCCTCATGGCAGGGGCCAGCACTTTCTTGTTTAGCCCTGATGGAATTATTGATGCCGCAACTGCGTCAACAGCACCCGCTTTGGCTGGGCCAAACGCTGAGGCCGTTGCACCTGTGACGGAAGTAGGCGAGAAGCCTCAACAGGAACCAGGAGTTCTTGAAGAGGAAGAGATAGATGAAGAGACAAAGACCGAGGTTAAGGCCTTTATGAAGTGGGCCAATAAGGGCAAACGCGCTCGTTTGTTTGAATTCAAATCACTCGATCCGATCGTGGCAGATGCTTTGAACCGTTGCGCTTACGAAGGAGATCTAGACAGCGCTCGGGCGCTCGCTAAGGCTTACCTTTCATGATTTGGGGGCCTCTGAAAGCCGATGGGCGTATGGCTGCAAAGAGTGCCGTCAAGATTAGAGCAGCGTTGGCACAAACTGCGGAATTCAAACGCGTGTTCGAGTGGTACAAAGAAACGCAACCAAACATGACGGACAACCGCGCTCAAGATCGCGCTCGCGCCCGCGCATGGGTGATGCTGAATGTCAGAGTCAATATGACGGCCGTGATCGGTGTCTTGGAACGCGTCTACGCTGAGGGCTGGGTAACTGGTGAGGCTGCTGCTGATGAAGCAATTGCCAAAGCACGCCTGGCAAAGAAAGCCCTCGAGGATGATTTTATCGACTGGTCAAGATGGAACCCTGGCGATGATGCTGCGGCTCTTTTGCTTCGCCCAACTAAGGCCTTCCAACGCTTCTTGGCTTCCTTTGGGATCACACTCAAGGAACTAACCAACACAACCATAAATGACATCGGTAACTCGATCGCTGACGCTTTGGAGCAGGGCTTATCGGCCAACCAAGCAGCCAAGTTGATCAGGCGCAATGTTGCATCCTCTCATCGAGCCTTAACGATCGCCGTGACAGAACAGAACCGCGCCATGTCTGCCGCAACGATTAACCGTTATAGGGAGATGCAGATCCCCGAGATGGAATGGGAGGTTTCTGATCCTTGCCCTAAGTGCGCACAGAACGCGAACCAAGTCGTGCCGATCGGTGGAACCTTCAACTCGGGCAATACGCAACCCCCAGCACACCCTAACTGCCGCTGCGCTTTGCTTCCTGTTATTCCTGACTTTGATGACGACATTCCGATGGGAACAACGCTTGTAGGCGTGCCTTCAAGATAACCCTGCTAAAGTATTACTACGCGAGATAAGGATAAATATGGCCGATGGATTTGTACCGCCGCAGCAAGTGCGTGCCAATGCAAAACGCGGTCTTGAACTTCGCAAGAAACACAACAGAGGCGGAACAGAAGTCGGCGTAGCCCGCGCTCGCGATCTTTCTAACGGCGCAGCGCTATCATTAGACACGATCAAACGCATGAATTCTTACTTCGCCCGACATGAGGTGGATAAGAAAGGCGAAGGTTGGGGAGTCGACAGCGCTGGTTACATCGCTTGGCTTCTTTGGGGTGGCGATGCAGGATGGTCCTGGGCTAGAGGTATTCTAAGAGCAAATGAAAGCAAGGAGAAATCAACGGTGAACGATCTAACCACTTCGTATTTCAGTATTGAGAAAGCGGACCGTCAGCCTGATGGAACCTTGATGGTTTATGGCAAAGCAACCGATGACTCAGTTGACATTGACCAGCAGATTTGTGACGCTGCTTGGTTAGATCGCGCAATGCCAGCCTGGTTCAAAAGTGGTGGAAACATCCGCGAGCAACACTCAAGCATTGCTGCGGGAGTTGCCAAAGAATACGAAGCAAAGGCAGACGGCCACTACATCATGGCCCATGTTGTCGATCCAGTAAGCGTTAAGAAGGTAGATGCGGGAGTCCTTCGTGGCTTCTCCATCGGTATCAAATCTCCACGCGTTGTGCGTGATCAGAAGGCTGCAAACGGCCGCATCATTGATGGACAGATCGTTGAAGTTTCACTTGTAGATCGCCCTGCAAATCCTAACTGCCAATTGGTTCTAGCCAAGAGCGTAGATGGCGAGTCGAGCCTGATCCAAGTTGAAGAGTTAACCGAAGACATTATTAAACACCCAGGCCACGATCAATCCTCACACGGCCGTGGGGGTGGAAGCGCAGGCGGTATGGGCGCACCTGCTGCGGGCGCTGCTGGAGGCGGTGGAGGCGGTGGCGGAGGCGGATCGGCTGGCGGAGACGCTGGTGGTGACTCAGGCGGCGGCAAAGCCAAAGTCAGTGATGACGCAAAAACAAAGATTAAAGCAGTAGGCGAGCGCACACGGGACCTGCAACACGAGTTGAAAGATAACAACCCTTCCGATGATCCTGTTCGTGACAAGGCTTCTCGCACCGTAAATGCCGCTCGGTCACATATTGAAAGAGCGCATCAAACAGATGATCCAAAAGAGTCTGCTTCAGAGTTAAAGAAGGCCAAATCAAAACTTGAGTCTGCCAAAAACAACCTTGAAGACCAAAATTACAATTCCGAAGCAGAAACAATCCACAACATTCAAGTGGACTTAAACAGCCTGGCTGTCTTTGTAGGGCGCACTGGTAAATCTACCGATGCAGAACTCCGCAAAGCATTACAATCTGCCCTACACTTACTATCGCTTACCAAGTCAGAGGAGACCTCAATGAAAGATACAGTCGAACTTCCTGTTGAAGCCATCGGGAACCTTCTCAAGTTTGATAAGACACAGTACGAAGCCGCACGCGAAGCACTTGCTAACCTAATCTCAATTGAAGCGGGTGAAATGCGTGAGGGTCATAATGAAATACAATCAATCGGACACCTTCTCGAAGCCGTAATGCATCTCCATGCATGGTATGAAGGAGAAGAAGCAGAGGGAGAAGTCGTGGAAGAAGAAACAATTATAGAACGCGCAGCAGGATCAGATAAAGAAATGAAACCTGCTAAAGATGAAAAGAAGCCTGATTTTCTAAAGCGCTGCAAAGAAGCAGGTATGGATGATGACGCTGCCAAGGCTTGCTGGGATAAGTACATGGCCGCAGACACCGATGAAGTTGATGCAGAAAAGTCTGCTGAGATTTCTAAGTGCCTTGAGTGCGGATGCAACCAACCAGGAACCGATCACGGTCTAACAGTAACTAACGATTTTGCGAATGTCGCAAAGCCATCTCATGTAACAACAGCCGAGATGTATGCGCCAGGAGAAACTCCTAAGTCAGCCGAAGGCGAAGAGCCTGAAGTAAAGGCTAACGATGAGGAAGTAAAGGCTGAGGAAGTTGCAGAGGAAGCACCCGCCACCGAAGCCGTAGAAGCAACAGAGAATTCTGCTGAAGTTAACCCAGCAGATGTAGAAGCCATCGTAGAGCAGGTGGTCAAGAGTGCAACACAATCTCTTAAATCAGAGATCGCGGAACTAGTCGCTGCAAAAGAGGCAGCACTTTCCAAAGCGGTAGGTTTAGAGGCTGAGTTGGAACTTGCCAAGTCTCTCGCAGTGGCTGGTGGCCCAAGCCGTACAGCGAAGCCGATCAATGTGAAAACAACGAACGACATGCTGACTAAGGCTGCCATTTACAAAGCGAAAGCAAACGCAACAACCGACCCAATGCTTGCTAAAGGCTACAAGACCCTAGCCGAGGAATTCCTCGCTAAGGCCGAAGCCGAGAGCAAGTAACCTACCCGAAAGGAATATGCCCCATGGCAACAGAAATGCCAAAGGCTGCCGATCTCTTTGACGGTGCAACACCTGTTGAAGCAGCGCAAAAGATGGAGGAATACACCGATCTACTCGGTAAGTC